CGATTTTAGCGCCGTTAACTGGCGGATTAACGAATCTGATATACTTTTCGTTGTAACTCCACAGACAAGTAAAATCAGTGTCATTGTTCAAGAATTCCGTACCCACCGTCACCTCAACATTGTTCACCTTAACTATCGGTTTACTGGAATACTTATAATCGGTCGCAAAACTTTTCTGAATCCCATCGCCGTCATGCGTTTTGGTGCGTGTATTATCCGATGTAATCTCACCGCCCTCAATAATCACCACATTGCGCAACTGACTCAAATCATTTTCAATCTGTAAACTGTCCTTGATATAGTTGATGCTGGAATCATTGATATTAAACGGTGCCGGCTCGTCGTTCTTGGCGAAAAAATGAATATCCTTGTCATAGTCGATATACCAGCTGTAATTGAACAGCTCGCACAACTCCGATATACACTTGCTCGCGCTCATATTATTAAACGCCACCACATTGATACCCAAGTCGCAATTGACATGATTGCATGTGATACCGGTACCGCTGAAATAATTGTCGACTATGTAAATAATAATCTCCCCGACTGTCTTATTTTCAAATCGTTCAATCACCAAAATTCTGTCCAAATCTAAAGTGAGATCCTTAGCCTCGATTTCAAAGAATGTCACATCACCCTCGGCGTAATTGCCCACCCTGATAATCTTGCCGGCAAAAATCTTAATCACTCCGTCAAAGGCCTCGATTTCATCGCTGATTTCCGGCTTGTAGTTTTGACCTTCATAGACCTTGACTGTGAAATTGCACAAATTCGGCTGTTCATTAATATTGTCCTCAATCGTGAAACTTTCCCAATCAATCAGATTCGTCCTGTTGATATTATTGATTTTGATCGCAATATTCATACTAGCCCAGCAAATTACTTGCTTTTAATTTCTTAATCATCATGTCGCCGATTTTCTCCGCACTCTGCCTGTCTAAAAAAGTATTGCCGGTCATGTTTATAACCACACTCATTCCGCCTCCCAGCTTATTATTCGGGACAATACTCCCACCTGATCCCGGCACGAATAACTCGGGTCCCTGTTCGCCAACCAAATACGCCTGACCGCCAAACACTGAACCGCCCCCGGCTCTCGCCCCGCCAAAACCTAGAAAATTACTGACCGAACTCTTGGCATTGGCAACCACATTCAAACTCTTGATTTTGTTAATAAGATTATCAATCCCGTCCACTACTTTCGAAATAATCGTCGTCACCCCATCCCAACCTGACTTAAACACATTGATCCATTCGACCGCTTTCTGAATGGCAATGGTCAAACCCTGAATCAAGACAATCAAACCCACTTCAATCAACTTGGTAACGGCAATTAATGCGCCCAATAGAATCACGCCGATAATCTTGGCAAAAACTTCCATAAACGGCATCAGCGGTTGCAAGGCGTCCCACAGCCTCTTTAATTCCGGCAAGAGATTTTCCCTGAATACCGTCGCAATGTTATTCCATGAAGCTCTAAAAATATCCAACAGCCCCTTATTCTTTTGCACGATATCCATACCCTGTCCGATAACATCCGAAAGTTTCTTGTAAATATCAATCACTCCGCTAACCGTTGCTTTTAACAAATTAAACGCCGTCATCACGGCCGTGCCGATAATCTGCGCTGTTTCTTTCAGTTTCGGGTTGACTTCATTCTCATCCGTGTACGCCCAATCCCTGAATGACTTGATAGCGTTATAGACTTCACCAATTAACGGCTTCATGGCATCGTCGAGCAAGTCACCCAAGATAAGCTTCAGACTGACCATGCCGTCTTTAACAGAATTTGATAGTTTATACCAACTGCCCATCGATTCTTGATAGGCTCCCTGCATTCTGGTCGCTTCGCCCACCACGGCGTTATACATTGCCTGCGTTTTTTGGGCGTAGGTCATTTCACTCGTCTTGATATTCATCGCCTTGGCAAAGTCGCCGTAGACCTTGATCAAGTTTATTTCAATGCCGTAATTACTCATCAATTCTGGTCGCAGTTTCACAATAGACTGCATCATGTCCTTGATCGCCTCATTAGAATTCTTGTTCGAAGCGGCCGCTACATCTCTGCCTTTAGCAACCAACTCCAAGGCTTGCTTTTCACTCATATTGGTCATGATGGCAGTCTTGGTCAAATCAATCGCCGTCAACATGTCCTTGTTCTCTTCTCTTATACTTTTCACCAATCCATCAATCTGTTTTTTAGTCCATTGGTTATTCTCGCCCAGCTTGTAAATCACCGCTTTTGACTGATCCAATTGACCGGACAAACCGATACTCTCCCGCATCAAATCAGAAAACCCGCTGGCTACCCGCGTGACTATGCCCGCCAAAGCGTTATACGCCAAATTACCCACCGCCACCGCCTTGGCCATCATGCCGAAAGACTCACTCGACTGCTTAACATTGCTAGTCATTGAGTCCATGGCCTGCCCCACCTTTTTGATTTCACCTGAGGCGTTATCAACGGCTTTGAGTATAATTTGTAGCTCTTTATTTTCCATTCGCTTTATTTCTTACTTCCATAATGAAAGTTAATAATCCTTTGATAAAATTCACATCCTGACCTAAAAACTCCGCCTCAGTCCAGCCCATCTCATGACACAAGAAAAATTTGATCGTTTCCATATTCCAAATGCCATGTCGGACACACTGTTTGATCCTGTATACTAATTCGGAGTTGGCACTAAAAAATCTTTTAAAAATGAAAGGCTGTCTTGAATGAACTTGATGTCTTTGAATCCCAACAGTCCGACCGTGTTAATATCAATCGGCAATTTCTCGCCGTTGTCATTCTCCGCATCCCACTCAACGATAATGCGGGTCACCATCGCAATCATCTTGCGAAAATCCGACTTCTCCATCTCAATCGCTTCCAAATCTCTAGCTAATAGCCCGTCCATAATCTTCACTGTAATTCCGCTCTCTGGCAAGGCTAAATTTTTCACCACTCTTGAATCTCTTAATACTGTCATACTTTTAATAGTTAATTTCTAAATTAGTTAATACCGCCTCGATACTCTTGGCATCGGACGATGAATACAGGCTCTTGAATCCGACCGTCACTTTGACAATGTCGTTATTATCCCCGCCCTCGACCGGATCCTTGAACTTGATCTTGGCCAGATCGAAACGCAAGGACGGATGCGATGAGGTGCCGATTGTAGTCGAAGTATCCACAATCTCAATCCGCAAGGCTTTTTTGTCGCCGTTCAACGCCCAATTCTTGAGGGTCACATCTCGAAATAACACCTCCAATGTCCCCTCGACTGAAAAATCCTTATTCAGGTAATCTTTCGGCTCATGCGTTCCCAAACGCTTGTCCTCCTCGATATTCTTGGCAATATTCAGCTCTATTTTTCGAGCATCGACAATCTCAGCACTGTCTAAACCCGCCAAATTATCCGCCAATTTCACTGACACATCCTTGCCCATGAAATAATTCTCGGTTTCATAGCCCGGTATGCTGTCGGATATACTCCCTGCCTTGCCTTTGAGCTGTGCCTCGAATTTCACATACTCGTTGGCTTGGCTTTCGATTTTCAAACTCTCAATCACGCAATTCGAGTATGACTTCTGCTCATTGTCACCTCGTTTGACCTCCACCGTCAATGTCGGATGTTTAACGGACTGTAAGACTGAGAATTTGTGATCGTAAACATTCGAATCTCCCACCTTGGCAACACTATTCACTTGACCGATTGCTCCTAATAAGAACAAACCAAAACTCTTGTCAAAAACTTCGCCCTGAATCTGGCCGGCGGAATATTTCTTTTTAACAACCATCTCCTCGCTGTCCTCAATCACCCCAAAAGCCCGCTCACTGGCCACGACTTCAATCTTGTCGTTGTATTCCTCGTTCAAAGGCTTGAGCCAATACTTCGGCTCGGCTTTTACACCTCTGGCTATTTCTCGACCGATGCCGATATTATATCGGCGCTTTATAGTTTCACTCATATGTTTTTGATTAATTCTCTTAATTTATTATCAGCCTCTTTTTTACTCGAAGCCTTGATCGTGATGTTGTGCTCGGGATAATTGAATTCGATTGAAGTGTCCGATTTGCTCGGACGGATGCCCTTATCCTCGATTTGCGTGTTTTTTATTGCCATAAATTTTTTATGTTAACTGTTTTAATTTGGTGCAAACTACTTCCAACTGAAGTACGCGCATTAATAATTCCCTGTCCTCCCAGGCAAATGAACTGGTCACCGCCACATCGTCGCAAACTCCGCCCAAGGTGTCGTCACGGTCGAATTCATCATCAACAGTGTCACCAATTGCAATCAAAGTGTCTTCGCCCTCCTCCTGACCGCGCGCCTCTTCGTTTATTTCCTGAAATATCTGCACTTTGAATTTGTAAGTCTTTTTGATCGTCTTCGCACTTTCTCGCACTTTGGAATTTTCACTGCCCAAAATGACGGCGACGGGATACTTGGTAAAATGGCCTTTATTATACTTGAATACTTCCTCGATGCCATCGATATTGTATAACTTCATAAAAATGGCGTTTAAAATTTGCGTTCTCATATTCGTTTGATTATGTTTTCTAAAACTTGTGAAAAAATCTGTCTAGTTTCGCCCTCTGCCTTACTCACCGTCCGCTCCACGAAACGATTCGGCTTGGTGCCTTTTTTGGCAATCGACTTCTGAACCGCATAGGGATTTAGTCCTTTCTTGATCGCCCAAATTCGTAACGGGTCGCGCGGATTGTTGACCGGTACGAAATGCGGTCGACTGCCCTCATGAACATTGAATGCGTAATTCTTGTTCGGCGCAATCGTGACATTGTTCGGCATCAACCGCAGACTGATACTCTGTCGCAATTGATTGGTCACTCCAATCGGCACCTCCTGCTTTTCAATTCTCGTCACCAATTTGCCCGCTTTCTCCAGTCCTTTCTGTATCTCCTCATCGGCCACAAACGGAAATCGCCGAAAGACCTCTCTGATTTCGTTCAAATTTTCCAAATGAATCTCGAACATATCAATTATTCGGCTTATGAATTATCGCTTCCAATCTTGACAGGGCGCGAAATTCCAAGCGTTTCACATTCTTCACCACATAATCGACACCGTCGCAAACCAACTTGTCCGTCTCCTTAATATCGGCATTGAAATCGGCGTATAGCTTAAACATCTTGGCCGGATTACCCTCGCTCAATATCAAGTCCTCGGCTTTGATCGGCATTATCACCCCCTTAATATCGCCATAGTGTTGATATTCCTCCTTTCGTTTGGCCTGATCGCTTTCCAATCGATAAACAACTATTCTTTTTTCAAAAACAAATCTCATATATTATATTTGCGGTATCTGTTTAACACCTTCACCACTTCCGTATTTAAATACTCCTCCCAAGTTACACCCGCGTCACCCAAGTTCTCATTGCGAACCCCGTCACTCTTGCGCTTGTTCCAGAATTTACCGGTAATCTTCAAAATAATCAGTTTCAGGTCGCTGGGCACATCATCGGCAAATCCCGCCTTATACTTAACTCGATAATTCAACTCACCGTAGACGACATTTTGCAGTTTAACCAAGCCCTGATCGGCATAGACCGTAAACATCGAAGTATCCAGCACCACCCAATTATAATCAACATACTGTTCAACAATCACATCCTTAATGTTTAAGGTATTATCCAAAAACAACTCATCACTGTCACCGTCAAACATCTCTTCGCAATCTTTCTGCTCGAAACGATTCGAGCAAATCGATTCGCACCAGCCAATCGCACCGGTTAAAATCAATTCAATCACCTCATCATCGTCATCGTTATCGATACCGGCATAAGTTTTAAATTCATCTATTGTTACTATCATATTTTTTCTTAAAAATCTTATTCCAATCCCGAGTGCTCGGGACTGGCATAAAAACTTTAAGCCTTGGAACAGATTTTGCTTTCAATTAATTTTTCAGCTAAATCCGGTTCAATTCCCGCCATTTCACCTTTAATATATGGCGTATGACTCTTATTGAATATTACCCTCGTGAGTTTTCCCTTTTTTGTTTTTTCTTTATTTTCTTTTTTATCTGCCTTGTCGTTTTCGTCTTGATTGTCCTGCTCATCGTTGGACGCATTTTTTAATTCTTTGTCATTTGTCATAAAATTACGATTTAATTTTTATATAACTGTCCGTCCTCTTTTTCCCCATGCAAAAAAGAGGACGGACTAATTACCTATTTAACGCCGGTTATTTTCTTACCAGCATCCGGCATGGTGAATACACCATCAACGGCTTCAGCCACAACTATCTCGGTCTGCAATTTACTAATTACCTTATCTGTATCGATAAACATCTCCTCGCCATCCTTAATCCAATAATACCAAGGGTCAAAGAATATGATTTCCGTTTCATTCATACCCACGCCAAGATTAGCTGGGATATCAACGCATTCCATAACCGGACGATTGAAAATTGTCTGATCACGCACATCAAAAATCGGCATGTTGTTTTGATCAGTCAATGATCTGATTAATTTCATACCAGCACCGGAGGTCATAAAGATGGCATTTTGACGATATTGCTCAGGTAATTCGTAGTAAAGATTAACGATATCCTTGTACTTAAAAGTCGCTTCACCCTGCACAATCGCACCCAGACCCGCTCCTCTTACTCCAGTCGGCTTGCCAACACCATCCCCGGCCACAAACGCTGATTCTTCAGTGTCTCTCAGCTTTCTCGAACTAAGTTCACCGATAAAATTAACAATGTTGTATGCCGAAGTGTTTAACAACTTACGAGGCACAAGCACTCTGGCCGCTAAATAATAATCGGACAAACTTCGTTTTTCAATTGTCGGATCACTGGCGGTAATGGTAGCGTTATCATCCACCCAATAAGCGGTCACGCCCGTACCCTCGGCTGGCAACTGGAAATTACCACTTAGCTTAAAAACATTGGCTAGCTTACGCATTCGCGAAATTTTATCCTTCTTGGTGAGAATAAAATCTGCCAGTTCGGTCGGAATTGTGTATCCGAATGAAGCATTGTTTGTGCTGACCACTTTCTCCTCAATCCTGCCCATGCAAATATCCTTAACAAACTGCGCTGCTTTTTGAATTTTCTCATCATCGGTCTCAACTTTAATGTCTTTGACTCCATCCCTAGATTCTTTCAAAATTTCCGCTTTTAAATCACCAACTATTTCTTTAACGCCGTCGGCAATCAGGCTTTTTAAATCGTCCATCGTCACTTCCATGACTTGGGCTTGTTTTTCTTTTGGATCCATACTTTTATGTTTAATTCTTAATTATTCGAAGCAGATATTCCGCTCCTTTGTCTATTTGTTTAACTATCTGCCTAATGCGGAGTACTTTTTGATTATCCGCAAGAGAATCGACCTTTTTCCCTTCCCCGTTAAGGGCTTGTAAATATGAAATATATTTATTGCTCATTTTAATTACCTGCTTGACTCCGCCTCGATAAAATAACTTTACCGTCTTTGTCTCATTGTCCACTTCCACAAAATCAATCATCTTCTCTGCCCTCTTTTCACTCTTCACGCTTACCAACTCGGTGTCGGGATTAGCTCCGGCCAAGACCGGTGACCATTCGTAGAGTTTAACTTTCTTGATAATGCGATTGTCTTGTTCATCCCACTCATAATCCAAAATCTTGAAGCCGATACTGAACTCATCGATGATCCCGAATTTGATATCCGAATAGGCCTCCTTGCCTCTCTGCGTTTCCAGATTGAATTGACCCCTGATAAACAAACCTTTCTCATCCTCGTAAGCCTTCAAAGTCTTGGCAATCGGTTCATCCCAATTGTGCATCCAAACCCCCTTTGGCATTTTAGCTATAAGGCTCTCCATAAATGCTCCACGCCTGATAATATCACCAACTAAATCAACATTGTCGAATATCGATACATAGGCCTCAACCACTCCCATCAACTGACCGTCTTTCTCCTCGACGATCTTAATCTCCGCCTTAGCCTTGATCCTAATCATCGAATTTAAATCAAAATCTTTTTTACTAATCGCCTCTTTTATTTTCTCACTCATATTTTTTAATTTATTTTATAAAGGTGTAAAATCACACTTACAATTCGGATGCACTGGGATCTCCCCTGCAATATCTTTAACCGTCCATTCTTGTGTTGCCCGATCTTCACAGGCTGAACAGGCATCGGGCGATAACAACCACTCCACATCTGTAAACCCGTAATGTTCATAGGTTTGTCGATGAGCTTCAGCTACTCCTCTCGATGTTTCTGTACGAGCAATCAATTCCGCTCGATAATCAATAGCGAAATCAAACATAGCCTCAACTCGCTGTTTTAACTCTTGTAAGCTTTCACCATTAGACACCCCCTCATTCATAGCTTCTTCAAAGCCCGCTATTGTCGTTTCAGTAATAGTTATCCCAATTTCTTCGCTTACTCTATCAAGCCATGATTTAATAAAATCCATGTCCATAATCATGTCTCTGCCGATTAAGGCACTGGCTCCTGCCACACCGGTCATTACTGTCTCATACATCAAGGGTGTAATAATCTGGATCGTAGCTGTTACCTCATCAGTTTTGGTAATGCTTTTAAAATCAACTATTCCTTGCTCACTTTTCACAACTGAATCAATAAATCTCTGTTTTTGCTCTGTGAAAAAATCCGACATTTTGCACTTCCACAAACTCTCCAACTTAGCCTCGCTCGCCATACGGTCTTTGTAAAACTTTGTTT